ATGAAGGAAATACAACTAAAGATCCTTTAGGCAATATCTCTTTACATTTAACAATATTAGCTTTTTTATCAGGATCTAAATTTCTAAAATCAAATTCTAATTCACCACCTTTATAATCTTTTGGATCGGATAGAGTAACCGTTACAGATAATTTTCTAATTTTACCATTAGTTGGATCTTGTGGATTTTGTGTTTGATAAGGTTTATCCCAACTATCACAATGCCAATCATAATATTGTCCTTTTTTATATTTTGTAAATTGACAAGACTCAGACCAATCCCAATTAAAATTCCAACCTGCAGAAGCATTTGCTTGATTAACATAAGGTTGTATTTCTTTATAAATCCAACGATCATTCATCCAAACAATATCTGAATTTCTTTTCTTTTTTAAATCTGTAACTTCTTTTGAATTTAATTTCTTTTTACCAAAACCACCTGTCACTGCCATTTGATCTTGCATTTGATGACCGTACTTTACAATGTCATCACAAATTCTTTCAGGGATAGCTGATTGAAAGTACCAGTAATAGTTTGTTAAGTTCATAAATTCTTTATGAACACATAAATATCATTTTTTAAGAAACAGTCAAGGTTCCAGAAACTATTCTATAAACTAGGGCCACGTTCCTTGTTGCTTGGCTGCTAATTGAGATTTTAAATTCCATACACCACTTGCTTTGTTTAATTCTTTTACGATGACTATTCCTGAACCACCTGATCCACCATTTCTAGCTGTTCCAGGATTACTGCCAGTATTTCCAGCTCCACCTCCACCACCACCAGTATTAGAAGTTCCATTGCTTCCTGCTGCTCCTGCTCCACCATTACCACCACCTCCAGTTCCACCGCTACCAGCTCCTGCAGGAGGGTATCCACCACCGCCACCACCGCCAGCGTAAACTGCTGAATTGGGTGCTCCTGGATAATCAGGACTTACATCTGTTCCTGCTCCACCATTACCACCACTTGAACCTGATCCGTTACCACCAACTGCTCCGTGTCCACCTCCGCCACCTGCTCCAAATGCAGGTCCAGCATCAGCTCCATTTCCTCCAGGGTTTCCTTCAGGAGGATCAAAACTTCCTGCATTACCACAACCTTTATCACCAGGTGGATAGTTTCCAGATCCTCCACCAGATCCTCCTGGTTTGGCAATATCAGGAGCAGCTCCAGGATATCTTCCTCCTGTTCCACCACCTGTAGAACTATAAGTAGTTCCGCAGACAACGATAGATGAATCAGTTCCATTTGTAGAATTACCACCACCTCCTCCAATAGTCACTGCTCCTGTTGAACCTGATGCAAATAATTCTAGATTTCTTAAACCACCTGCTCCACCACCACCAGCTGATCTTGTGGCAAAAAGAGTTTGAACATCTCTTCCACCTCCACCACCAGCAACAATTAAACTTTTAATAATTCTAGTTCCTGGTTGTAAACTTATACTAGGTGTACTTGAAGTTTGAATCGTAACCGTATTATTCCCGAAAGAAGCTTGATTACTTTTACCGATTATTCCGCCGTTAGTTCTGGCCATTTAAGTCTCCTATGCAGACACCCAAGATGTGCCATTCCAATCATATATCGTTGGTGTTTCCGCAGTGTCGTTTGTTTTAATAGCTGTCCAACCTTTTGTATTGTCAGCATTATATTTATCTTCATCCCATCTGATGATGTATCTCCAAACAGAAGGATCTGCTCCATCATCTGTAATTGTTGGATAAGCAATAGGTGCTTGCCAATCGTCATTTGCATCAAGTGACCAAGATGCAAAAGGTTGTGAACTTAAAAATTTATCTTTTGTTGAATCGTAAACGTATCCAATACCTGCGTATTGTTTTCTAAAATTATTATTGTAAGAAGTTTGTTTCCAAGTTCCACCTTTAAAAAAATTAACGCACCAAGTTTCTCCATCAACGTGCATATCATTATCACCTAATGGTCCTGCTGCTGTTTGTATATCATTTCCTACTACAACAACTCTTTTTACAATTTGATGTGTATCAGTAGTAAAACCTGTAGGGTCTACTTTTGATTCTAGTTCTGCAAAATGTGCCATTTTTTATCTCCTTAAATATTATATGGTACTATGTTTTAAGTTCATTGTAAATATCATTTAAATTCCAAATACCTGAACCTACATTAAAATTTATTGTTTCTTCTGTTCCTGGACCTTCGTTAATTATTACTACACCTGAACCTCCATTACCAGCTCCATTTGTACCTCCACCACCACCACCGCCAGAGCCTTTGTTGTCACCACCATTTTTAGCAGCTGGTATAGAACACGTTCCAGTTCCACCTGCTCCACCACATCCAGAACCTCCTGATCCTCCAGGGCCAGAACCAGCAGCACCACCACCTCCACCACCATAAACTACAGGTGATCCAGTAATACTTGTAGATGATCCATTTCCACCATTACCTCCTGGAGCGTTTCCTCCATTAGCAGAAGCTCCGCCACCTCCAGCTGAATCAGATGTAATACCACCGATTGGTATTGCAGTTCCTCCATTAGATTGGCCTCCTGGGCCAGGCCCTGTAGTAGAATGACAACCCATTCCACCGCCGCCGCCAGAACCATTTGTAGAAGCTACACCAGAACTATTCCAACCGCCACCACCTCCTCCACCACAAGCTGTAATTGGACTAGGAGAACCTATAGTAGTTGTTACACCACTTCCTCCTGGGCCTCCAAATGAATCAGTTCCAGCTCCACCACCACCGATAGTAATTGGAAATGGAGAAGTTCCTAAACTTTGAGGACCTAAATTTCTAAATTGACCAGCACCAGCTCCACCTCCCCAACCAGAACCTCCACCACCGCCACCTATTAAAAAGACAGCAGGTGCAGTTCCTGGAAATAAAGAAGATGAGATATATGTTTTAGATGCAGTTACAGTTTGTATACCGCCTCTTTGTTCAGAACAAGCTGTGATAGTATTGGGAGGTCCTATTATTCCGCCATTTGCCATAGCTGGTTATCCTCCTTATGCGTCGTCTAATATTTCGTATGAAATTAAACACTCTAGATCACCATTTGCACTAGCTGATCCTTTGATAATATTTCCTTGAGTTAAATAAAAACTATTATTTTTATCAACAACAGATAATGTTGCATCAGCAGGTACAGAGATTGTACTTGCAATTGCTCTATCATTAGATCCATCATTGTGTTCAATTGTAACATCAGCAGAATTTGATCCGTCAATGTTAGCAACCATAATAGAATTTATTTTAAAAACTTTATCAGTAGTACAAGTTACTAATGACGTCAAAGTTGTAGTCAAGGCAAACGTATCTGTTTGACCTAGAATTGATGTTACATTTACTATATTTGGGTTTGCCATTTTTTAACTCCTTTGCGTTCTTTTACCCGAAAACTATTGCCATTGCAATAGCCTTTCCTGTTGAAAATCCATCTGTAAAACTTAAGTTTCCAGATCCATCAGTTTGGATTATTTGTCCACTAGTACCATCTGCTGCTGGAATAGTAAATATTCCAATTTGATTTTGATTAGCAAATACGTCAATGATATTAGTTCCGTCTGAATAAACAATTTTGTTACCTTTATCTGTAGTACCAAAAGTTGCTCCTGTTCCTGAAGTAGTTTTAAATACTACGTCATGAGCTCCTGAAGTAGAATTTTTTACAATATAATTTTTTTCAACATTATCTGGTATAACAACATTTACAGAAGTTGTAATTGTTCCAGATAAATCTACAACTGAATTTTTACCATTTGAAATGGCACCGTTAGTAAAACTTAATGTTGCACCTGTTGTTGCATTTAATGAAACTGATTCATAACCAGCAATTGCTTGCTGTAAGATATTTAAATTGGTGTTTGTAATGTCACCCCATAAACCAGCTTTTTCACCGGTAACCATTAACTCTAGTTTAAGGTCTGTAGAATAACTTGATGCCATAATTTTTAATTCCTTATTTTATTAATTTTTACTAATTTTAAGCGGCTGTGTCAATATCATTCCAAGTGACACTTGTTCCGGTAGAAACTTCAGTATAGCTTACTGTTGTACCAGTGTCAACAATTTGCCATGCTTGAATACTAGCATTTCCAACTGATATATTTGCTTGTACTCCTGTAGGAGAAACTTCTGCCGAAGCACCTGCTACTGCTGTTCCTACACTAGTATTTAACTGTTGTCCAGTAGGTTCTGCAATAGTTACAGCGTCTAATTCTGCTTGACCTTGAGCTATTTCTAATGCATTTCCTGTAGTTATAACATTTGCATCAGCTTCAATTACTGATCCTAAAGAAACACTTGCCGTTAAACCTATACCAACAACTGTAGCGTCAGGACTAGGGTCTACTATTCCTTCAGCTGCTGTTAGTCCTATTCCAGAAGGTTCTGCAATAGTAACTGGTTTAGCATCAACAGTTCCAACTGATGCATTAATTTGAATTCCTGTTGTATTAGCAAAGGCCCAAAAACCTGTAGCGCCCCATACTTCTTCACCCCAATATAATCTACCCCAACCTTCTTCATTATATCCTTCTAATGTTCCTGTTGAAGATGTTAATCCTATTCCAGTTAACATAACATCTGGAGCAGGATCTATTGTTCCTTCTTCAACTGTTAAACCTTGACCGGTTACATCAACTTCTGCTAAACCAACAGCTGTAGCTGTTCCTATGTTTAAATTTAATTGTTCACCTGTAACTTCAGGGCCGACATCAATTTTAACTGAACCTGTTCCAATACCTACATCTAAACCTATACCTGTAATTAAAACATCACCTTGAATACCCCAAGCATTTTCACCCCAGGTTAGTCTTCCCCAACCTGCGTTTATCTCACCAGAGATACCAACATTACCTGTATTTAAATTTAATTGTTGACCAGTTACAGAAATTGTTTGATTTTGAAAAGCAGCACCCCAAGCGAGATTGCCCCATTGAGTTCTACCCCAACCTGTTGTGTTAAATGCATCCTCTTCTCCTTCAACAACAGTTAATGCAATACCAGTAGGCGCAACTATGGTATCACTTTGTTGACCCCAAAGTCCACTGTTCCAACTTAGTTCACCCCAAGCGTTCGCCATAATAGGAAAGACCTCCTATTACGCGTTACCAATTCTAAGAATCGCTGCTGAAGTTGTGAAAGCTGGGAACTGAATTGTAAATGTTCCTGAAGTTGCTGTTTTGTC